AAGTACCTCATAGTGAACAAGGTCAATATTCATTAAATGAAATACTTGGTGATTTAGGTATTCGTACTCAAGGTGTATTAGATTCATTTAAAAAGCTAAAAGATAGTAATTTATCACCTAAAGAAGCAATGGCGTTAGCTACAGATGCAGCAATACTTCGTTTTGGAACTGATCATGATATTAACATAGAGCAATTACTTAACGTAGTTCGTGATGAAGATAAAGGTGATGACGTGTGGACAGTATTTAACCGCATACAAGAAAATTTAACACAACCACATCGTATTGTTGATAATAATGGTAGGATGATGAATGGTGTTGTTGGTGTTAATGAAGATACACGTATTAATAAAGAGTTATTTCAATTAGCATATACTTATGCTTAAAATAAATTAAAATTATAATTTGGATTTAATTATATTATTTATTATGTTGATATAAAATATATGAAAAAATTAATAATACTTTCCGCTCTAGCTATTTTAGCTTCCTGTTCTACTACAACCTCAAGTACAGATTCACAAAAACAAGACTCTACTCATTGTGATTATCAAGATTCTACCCCTTGTAATTGTATTACTTCTAAAGAATTATCCACAGATAGTATTAAGTAAATAAGATTTTTATCTTAAAAGATTGTGAGGTAGAATATTCATTCTAGGGTGGTAGGTTATATTTATAATTTTTATATCGGTGGTTCGAATCCACCCCTCACAACATATTTCTAATTTTTAAAGACTCGCATTGCCGAGTCTTTTTTTTTCAATATGTATAACTAAAATATTATGAAAGACTTTTTCAAATCCATGTTTTCCAATAGTGAGGGTACTTCTCATAAGAGAATATTAGGTACAATTGGGTTTATATCTTTAGTTGTTTTTTTATTTACTTGTGCTCCTGACCAAAAAGATATGACAATTAATGCTATTGAATATATGACTATTACTATGGTATTTGGTACAGTAATTGAGAAATTTGTTCCTAAAAATCCAATAAAAACAGAATAATATGAACCTAAATATAGATAAATTAAAAGGCCACATTCCAGAATTTGTTATAATCCAAATTCCTGAAACTGCTATTAAGTTTAATATTACAACTAACTTAAGATTAGCCCATTTTTTAGCACAATGTTCACATGAATCTGGGGGATTTAAAGCAACTCAGGAAAATCTAAATTATTCAGTTGCTGGGTTAAAAAATACTTTCCCAAAATACTTCCCAGGACTTATTGCTGAAGGATATGCTAGAAATCCTGAAAAAATTGCTTCTAAAGTATATGGAGGTCGTATGGGGAATGGGGATGAAGCATCAAAAGAAGGTTATAAGTTTAGAGGTAGAGGTTATATCCAATTAACAGGTAAACAAAATTATATTAACTTTGCTAAATTTATTGGTGAAGATACTGTTACTAATCCTGATTTGGTTGCAACAAAATATCCTTTAGCATCTGCTGCTTTTTTCTTTAATTCAAATAAACTTTGGACAATATGTGATGAAGGAGCAAATAATTCAGTTGTAACCTCTTTAACAAAAAGGATTAATGGGGGTGTAATTGGTCTTTTAGATCGTATAAAACACTTTAATGATTTTAATGCGTTATTAAAATAATCATATACTGATATGATTGTGGCATAGTAATGCATTATATACACTAATAATGCGCTTTAAGTACGTAAAATGGACATCAATAATATATTTTCTAATTTTGAAACTAATAAAGTAGAAAAGGTAGATGAGTCCTATATAGAGGATAAACTAACCTTTCAAGACTATATGAATCACCCCTTATATTGGGTTGGTATGTTTAAAAAGTTAAATCAAAACTATAATAATTTTAATAAATATATTATTCAATCCTTCCAAAAAATGGAGGAAGAATTATCTGAAGATGATTTAAATAAAGCAGGAACTTTTATTATATATAACAATTCATATTATTATATTTCTAAAATTAATACTAAGGATTTTACATGCCAAGAAGCACTATTTCAAATGGCTGACCCTGAATTAAAAGGATATTTAGAATTATCTTTAAATTATTTTTCCGGGAATGAAGAATATGAAAAATGTGTATCTCTTAAGACAACTTTAGACTTTGTAAATCTTATTCTAGCTTAAACTTGGCTCCCCAGTTATTTCTTTGTATCTTCTAAATAATGAGAAATAGAGAAATAATAATGAGACGGTTAGAGCGAATTGAGTCCAACCTAGAGAAAATGAATTTAGTTTTAAAAAGACAAGGTTCAAGAGAAGAATTTGAAGAAGTAATACAAGATATTAGAGATGTTCTTAGTGACGCTAAGTCTTTTATACAACAAGAACCACTATCTCCTGGTGAGATTAACCCATTTTAATTTAAAATTATGAATTTAACAGCAGAACAAATCCAACAAAATTGGATTGATTTAGAAGAAACAATTAAATCCTACATTAGTGAACCTCGTCGTTCCCAATTACTAGAATTTTATTCAAAATACTCTGAACGTATTATGATGATGCCTGCAGCCCATAAAAAAGAATATCATAACTCATTCCCAGGAGGATATGTAGATCATGTATTAAGAGTAATAGAGTGTGCCCTTAAAATAAATGATATCTGGGTTGAAATGGGGGTTGATTCTACTACTTACACTAAAGAGGAATTAGTATTTTCTGCTTTAAATCATGATTTAGGAAAAATGGGGGATGAGGAAAATGAATCATATATTACCCAGACAGATAATTGGAGAAGGGAAAAATTAGGAGAAGAATATATGTTTAATACTAAAGTTCCATTTGCTTCTGTTCCCGATCGTGGGTTATTTTTACTTCAATCTCATGGTATTCAATATAGTTTTAATGAAATGATTACTATCCAGACCCATGATGGTTTATATGATGAAGGTAATAAAAAATATTTATTAAATTTTATGCCCGAACAAAAACCACGTACCTCACTTCCATTTATTGTACACCAGGCCGATTTAATGGCTGCTAGGATTGAATTTGAAAGAGAATGGTTACCTAAATTTAAATCAAACGGGGGTAATCCAAAGAAAAATTTTAAATTGGAGACAAATAAATATAACCAATCATCTCCTAATATTAAAACAAAAGCATTAGGTAGTGTAAAAAGTGAAAGTTTAATGAATTTACTAAATAATATATGATACTAACAATTATTCTTCTTTCAGTACTGGTTTTAATCCTTGGATTTACAACTGTTAATCTTCTTTTAAAAAATGAAAAACAAGAAGATATTCTAACGGGTTATATGACTTACCTAAATAAAATATCAGATTTGATTGAAGAATCAAGTAAAAAAATAGATGAAGTAGATAGAAAAGGAAGTTTTTCCTCGGATGATGAAGTTGGTTTCTTTTTCGAGCAGATAAAATCAATCCAAACTATTTTAAATGTTTTTATAATTAAAGATATAAAATAATGGATGGGTTAATAAATAATAAAAGGAAAAAGAAAAATATTCAATATTTTACTCAAGAAACCGAAGATTGTATTGTATTATATAACAGCACAGATGATTATACTTTAAAAAGTAAAATATATTATACTAAAATCCACTATGCCTTTTTTAAATTAACCGAAAATATCATTCATACCTTTAAATTTTATTATACCGAAGTAGATAATATTGAGGATTTACAACATGAAGTAATGGTTTTCTTATTATCAAAAATACATCTATATGACCAAAGTAAAGGATATAAAGCCTATTCTTATTTTGGAACAATTGCTAAAAGATATCTTATATTATATAATCAAAAGAACTATAAAAAGAAAGTAGAAGTTATAGGTTTAGAAACAATAGAAGAAGATGAAAAACACTCATATATTATAGATGAACCAGCTCCTGAAGAAAGTTTATCAATATTTATGGATTCATATATAGATTATTGTACCCAATATATTTTCAAATTCTTTCCTAAAGAACAAGATGCTCAAATAGCAGATGCTGTTTTAGAATTATTCCGTAAAAGAGAAAGTTTAGATTTTTTTAATAAAAAAGCACTTTATATTTATATTAGAGAAATGGTAGATGTAAAAACACCTAGAATTACTAAAATAACTACTAAACTTCACATTATATTTAAAAAACATTATTCTTTCTATTTAGAAAAAGGATATACAAATTTCTAGTTTTGATATTTATATTAAATATATATTATATAATATGTCACAATTTGAAAATATTATTTTTGGTAAGAAAAAATTCTCTGATGTTTTAGAGGAAATATATAATAACCAAAAGAAAAAAGACCAACAAGTTACTGCTTTAATAAATGAACTCAAACCTTTAATTTCTGATATAGGGGATGCTACTTTAGTAGTCCCCCTAATTAGAGAATATATGGATATTGGAGTAAAAAATGATGATTTATTAATTAAAATGGCTGCGTTAGCTCAAAGAGCTATGTCTACTGTAACCTCAAGTGGTGAATTAACCATATCAGATGAGGAAAAAGATCAATTATTAGCTGCTATAACCGAATTAAAAGGAGATAAATAATGAGTGAATATGGACTTGCATCTTTTTATAAACGTACTAGCGCTAATATAGGTAGTGTAATTGATTCTGTTAAAAGAGGTTTACATGAAGTTAGAGCAGTTAGGGTATTAAGTATTGTTTTAGATGCATCTCATCCACGCTTTAAAGAATTAGGTGAATGGAATGGTTTAGGTGTTATTGAATTTGAAGATGTTATAAATCCATTACCATCTCCTTCTTTATTAATTGCAAGACCTTTACAAGGTAATTCTAAAAATTTACCATTAGTTAATGAAATTGTTTATATAATTTCTCTTCCTAATACAGATATTGCTTCAATATCCTCAAATACAATTTCTTATTATATCAATACAGTTTCTCTTTGGAATCACCCACACCATAATGCATTTCCAACATCTCCTAATAATTTACCTCCAACACAACAAAAAGATTATGCTCAAACAGCATTAGGTAATGTTAGAAGAATAACAGACCAATCAACAGAAATATTTTTAGGTAAAACATTTAAAGAACGTTCTAATATTCATCCATTATTACCTTTTGAAGGTGATATAATTTATGAAGGTAGATGGGGTAATAGTATTAGAGTTGGTTCTACTGTTAAAAATACAATTAATAATTGGTCTACAACTGGTTCAAA